ATGTCCATCTCTGTCATTGAATCATCTATTCCAGCTGAGACTAATTGCTCTAAAACTTCTCTGCCAGATGTCATCGAGAATGTAGCAAAAGCCTCAAATATAGAGGCGAGCTCCTGCTCTTTTGTAGTGCAGTCATATCTCTGATCGGAGCTGCTAACTCCACCTATCCCGTGCTTTTCAAAGAAGTTGAGTGTTGCCTCTTGACAGTCATTTAAGTGCACAGTTATAACGTTTCTGTAGAACTCTCTCTCATTAGCGAAGCTGTTATTAGCAGTTATTCTTGTCTTGGTGGGCTTCTTCAAGTGCTGATTGGCTGGCGATGCCGCGTTGGATGTCGCTCTGCTTGCAGAAGCTGCGGCTTTACTCGATTCGGACTCTTTCTTTGCGGCAGCAGCTTGTTCGCCTTGCAGTTCAGCAAGTTCTATATCTAGCTCGTGCTTTCTTCTGTCCTTGGTGTCTTGCTCATCTTCCTCAGTAAGAGCCTCTTTTCCAAGATAGTCACGTCTGAACTCTTTGTTCGAAATAACTCCTTGGGCAAAGAGCTGAGATCCATGTGTTTGACTAGCACGCTCCTCTTCTCTATTGATAATTGGGAAGACAAACTCAACATTATTGTCAGCTGTAACATCAAACCCGCCTTCAAGAAGAAGCGGCAGTATCAAGTAGTTTGTAAGTACATCGGAGATAACCGCCTGGAAGTCTTTTGCAGAGTCCTCCAGTCCTTGACTTACACTCTGAGCGCTAGACTTTGAAGCGTTGCCTCTACCAAGGTCCAGCTCACTGAGCCTTAGTCCAGCTAAGACTCTCGACTCGAAGTAGCCTAGATAGTTGCTCATATCAAGAACGTTAGTTCCTGACCCAATGGCATCTATAGCGACCCTGTGAGAAGTAACTACGCCACCTTCTGATGGCAAGTTTTCCACTTCAGCTCTTACTATATCTATCTCGCTTGTCCCATCATCTAAGATCATAGCTGGATTGTCTTTCTCTCCAACTTTAAAGTGATAAAGTGGAAATGCATGCTTTTGACATATAACTTCTGTTATTTCTTCTAGCCTACGTAAACTCCTTACGTCGTCCAAGACAGGAAGGATATAAGGTGTTCCAAATACAAATCCAGGCTTCTTATCGATAGTCGCTATAACAACATCAGAAGCCTCAAAGAATATAGTATTCCTATCTGAATTTACGCTATCATCTATAGATTGCTTCCACTTTACAGGGTGCCCGTGCTTATTTAAATGAACACTAACAGAAGTAGGATCGAGTGGGTATACCGCACATGTAGGCTCTAGAGTCTTGCCATACATTCTTATAGAGTTTCCACTGCTTCTATCAGAGTCTCTTTTGACTACAAGCAGCGCAGTTCCGTATGCAACAAGGTTCGTTGTGAACTCCCTTACGACTTGAGATATGGTGGTGCCAGAAATGAGATCCATCTCGAAGAAACGATTACGAACATACGTGACCATTTCCTCGTCTTTGCCTCTAAAGAAAAAGCCTTCTTTAAGAATGGCTTCTCGGTGCTTTCTGACCGACTGATTGACGTAGGGCTCTATATCAATTGCTCTAGCAATTTCGCCTAGATCATATATAGGGCCTATGAACTCTGCTGAGTTGTTACGGCCCATAAGACCATTTGACTCAGTTGAGGTCCTGTACATAAGAGGCTTGGAGAGCGTCTTTCGCTTTTCCTTTATTGCCTCTTGCGTTTTACTTTTAGCGTTATTTGCCTTGCTCAAAGCTACTTTGATGTCGGCTATTTCCTTATTGAGGTCATCTAATGATGAACTCTTAGGCTTTTTAGTTAAAAAATCAAATAATCCCATTATGATGTTTTCTTGTTAAAGTATCCTGCAATCTTGTCCGCCATAGCCATTCCCTTGAGTGCTGGAGTGTTGTTTGCGCAATCGTTTATAGCGTCGTCCTGCGTAGATACACGTCCAGCTGGCTCATAGCCATTAACCTCCAAACCTAGCTTGGAAGTTTTAAAGGACTGTACACTACTAAAATGTTTCCTCCTAATTGCTTCTGGCATCTTCAATATAGGGAACAAGTTGGGCTGAACTTCTACTACAAATTTTATTGCATGGTCCGCAGCTATATCGTTGTAGTCCTGAAAGCCACCATCAGGTGTATCTGTATCTACTGGATCTTCTCTTGTTGGACATATGGCGTTTGCCTTGTCAAACTGGTCAGCCAGTGCGTCTAGGAAAGCTGCTAGAGTTGCTGTGGTCTTTCTTTCTACTGACATTTCGACGAAGGCGAGTGACTTGCTGGTTGCACTGAGCATTAAGCTGTTAGCAAAATCTACTATGTCCTGGACTAACTGAAGTATTTGTGCAATTATATAGTCTAGTATCTTGAATAGCCACTCCAGGCCTAAACAGAACGCAAGGGCCGCTAATAGGTCAGTATCAGGGATCTTCGCAATCAATGATAAGATCTTCTGTACAACTAGTGAAACGAGCTTATGTATATAGTCATTTATGAGACTTACTATCGCTGCCCACACTGCTCCTAAGATTGTAGCCAAGAGATCCTTGAGTGATATGCTAATCCTAAGGAGTGCTAGCTTTAGAATGGCCGAGATTGTTCTTAGCATGCTAACATCGACCTTGCCTATGAACCATATTAGGCAGCAAAGAATCCTTTCATCTACATAGAAAGAATATGCGGCAAATGATCTGTCGTAGTGAGTATTGCTTACAGTGAGCAATCCAGAGAAGTATCCTCTAAGTGCCTGAGTCATGGTGGACTTAACTGTGTCTTCGAGTTGATCCTTAAGGCTTGGTCCAAAAGGGTCTCCAGATTCATAGACATCATTGTCTGCATCAAACCCAGAATCCATATCGTATGGGTCGTTACCTGCACCAGTGCTAAATGGGCTCTTGTTTAGAGTCGCCTCTGAAGGCATCTCTCCCCTTCTATAGAACTGCCTCCATTTATTGGAGAACGTAGGTGCCATTGCAAGCGCACCTCCAATTATAGTCTGGTTCTCAAGTACATTCATCCATCCAAGCCAGTGGTCATACTGTATAATCTCAGGATTTTGTTCGATATATTTTAAGGAATAATCTTGAATTGCTTTGTAGTCATTCCACTCTTGATTTCTTTTGAATTTTTCGTAGTCCAGTCCTACATCTTCAAGAACAGCCTTGCGTTTAGCGGGATCATTAGCTAGCTCTTCGTACTTATCTCTCTGGCTATCATCTACTTTCTTGCCGAATATAAGCATGTACGCAGCAAAGGTGATACCTAGCTCTATCATAAAAGCCATTCCCGCAGGGGCTCCTTGCGCAGCTTTTGAGTCTACCTCGCCAGTGTCTCCTCCGCTATCAACTCCCTTAGACGCTTTACCTATCTCAGCATAGTCAGCAAGATAAGATGCCAAGAACACTCCAGCAAGCCCTAGGAGCCCGTCTAGGAACGCAGATATGAAGTCGTCATTATAGTCGACTTGACTCTTTGTTACCTGCGAGAAGCTCCTAGAGCCAACCTCAACGTCCACAGGCCTGAACGTCATCAAGAACTCTTCATTTGCATTCGTCATGGAGCCTGCGAGGTACTCGCAAGCCTCTTTGAAGAGGCCAAACGTTATAATATTTCCAGTAGGGATATCTGGCGCTCTTCTTGTTACAGCAGCTCTGACCTTGGATTCTTCCTCTACAGGTATGTAGCCTAATGGATTTAAGTCAGCTAAGCCATCCTTTAGAGCTTCTCCCTTTAAGTATGTTTTTGCAAGATCGTCAAAGACTATATCTTCATCAGGCTGCTTTTCGGCAGAGACAGTAGGGTCTATAAAATCATTTGCATTCTCAGATATTTGTCTGAGAAATAGATCTCGTTCTCTATTGAAATCGGGCTTGCCATCGTAATCCATACCCATTATAAATTCCTACCTCTCTTGCCAAGAGAAGAGCCCCTGTTTAGATTGCTAGTTCCAAAATATCGTCTTATGGTTTTACTGTCACCTTTAGATATTCTCTTGCGTAAATTGTCCTGGTGACTCTTTATGCCCAGCACGCTAGATAAGCCTTTTTTATGAGAAAGTGTATCCATATCCAACTGTCGCGTAACCGTTGCTAGGTCATCATATTTCCGCTCGGGGTCTTGGTGCCCAGCTCCACCTTCTCCCATAGGGCCAGTGAAGTACAGGCCATACTTTGTCGAGTAGCTCCTTAAGTCAGAAAACTCCAGCAAGAAGCCCACTATAGCCAACATATATGCGATCAGTGTGTGTTCCTCACCTTGACTATAAGTAGGGAGTCCTGTCGAAGAGTACCTCATTATCTCAAAGTTTCTCATTTGCTGAACTAATCCAGCCTGTTGACTGCCTTCTTCGCCATCAGTGGTTTCAACAAATACCTGTGTATCTTCACTCTTGGGAAGTATACACCTTCCTTCTTCTAGCTGCATAACCGTAACATTAACCATGAATGGCTTAGGGGCCTTTTTAATTAATGCACCAGTCTTCGGATCTCTAATCTCCACTTTAGATGCGAAGTCAAATGGCTTTACTTTAATATGCAATCTGCTAGAAGGATTACTGAGACCCATCTTGTGTAGCATTTCAATTTGAACCTGTCCATAGCCTGCATCTACATATATAAAATCGCAATTGTACTCTTTATCTAGTTCAACAATCTTATCTATGCTCTCATGCTGTGTGAACTCACCTGCCTTAACTACTGACTTATTTATGAGGACATAATTTTCTCCATCAAATTCAACAATAGTTATGTGTACTCCAATCTCTGCTCCGTTCCAGTCGACGCCCAT